GCCGGAGACGTTGCAAGGAGCGGATGTGACGTGGTCCTTCGAGTCGCCCCTGATGGAGACGCAGTCCAGGCTACTGGTAGCCAAGGGCGAGGAGACGCTGACCAAGGTGATGGCGGCCCAGCAGAACGGCATCATCAAGGTTCTCCCGGTCCATCCCGACAAGATCATGAAGGACGTGGTGCGCGGCATCAATGGCCCCTCGACCTGGCGCAAGAGCGCCGAGGAGGAGGATGCCGAGGCTCAGCAGATGGATGCCGAGCAGAAGGTAAAGGGCATGATCCAGGGCGCGGCGCAAGAGATCGGTACGGCTGCCCAGCTCGCCGAGCAGGTCGGCAAGGGCGCCCAGTCTCTGCGTGATGGCGGCGTGCTGCCGGCGCTTCCGCCTCCTGACGGATCACAGCCAGCAGCTCAGCCCGCACCGAGACAACCGGCTCCAGCACAGGCGAATTACTGATGAAGCAATGGGTCACCAAGGCGAACCCGTGGGAGCCGTTGGACTACGATGAGGATGTGACCTACGCGGTGCGGGCATTCCAGAACGGCACGGCCAGCGCAGGTCAGCAGAAGCTGCTCTGGGCTTGGCTCGTCGACTACGCCTGCGGTCGAGACGACATCTCCTTCCGTCCCGATGACAAGGGCGGGCAGCTCGCAACAGCCTTCGCGGAAGGCAAGCGCTACGTCGGCCAGCAGGTGCGCAAGCATCTGGACGACAGGATGACGCCGCCGGCCAAGAACGTGAAGCCCGAGGAGCCGAAGCCCAACAAGAGGGTCAAGCGCAAGTGAACGACATGACGCCGCTCGGGGTTTTTCGTGAGCCCACGAAAAACCTTCCAGTCCGCCTGACCGCCGAGTACGCCAAGGACCTGCTTGAGGGCGCTGGCGCTCGCAACGTCAGTGTCGTTGGTCGTGGTGTCAGGCTGCTGGCGTTCTTCGAGGTGAAGCGCAAGCGGCATGCCTGGATCATCCGGGCGGATGGCTGGCTCAGGAACTTTGAGAAGGATGTGGCGCGCGAGTTCGCGTCCTGATCCATATTCAACACTAGAAGAGGAACTACCAGTGCATGTCGACTGCAACACCCGCAGCGAATGACGCGCCGAAGCCGGACGCCACTGCGACGCCTGCGCCGGCCGCGAACGCCACGCCCGCTCCCGCCGCCGATCCTAAGGCCACACCGAGCGCCAGCGATCCCAAGACCACGGGAACCCCGTCTCCCGCTTCCGATCCTGCTCCTGCTGATGACGCGGGGGACGACGCCGATGATGACGATGGCTTTCTTGGTGGCGATGACGACGAGCCTGCATCTACGCCAGTCAAGGACGGTGAGCCCAAGGGCGATACCACAGCCTGGCGCGATGGAGCTCTGAAGGCCGCCGAGGCCAAGTGGCTCTCCAAGGCCAAGTCCGACGACGACAAGAAGGCTGTCGCCGAGCGCGTCAGCCGCATGAAGGCTCAGATCAGCCGCTACGGCACGGTCGAAGCCGCGATGATCGCCCTGGCAGACGCCCAGGAGAAGATCAGGAGCAAGCAGGAGACCGAGCCGCTCCCGAAGGATGCGAGCCCCGAGGAGCGCGCCGAGTGGCGCGAGAAGCAGGGCCTCCCGAAGGACGCCAAGGACATCGCCATCCCTCGCATCGAGTTCACCACCGAGACGGGAGAGCGCAAGTATCACGAGTGGTCGGACGCCGACAAACCTCTCCACGACGCCTTCCGCGAGATCGCCTTCGATCTCAACCTCTCCCAGGCTCAGGTCGACAAGCTGGTAGGCTGGCAGTTCCAGAGCGCTCAGGAGCGCGTAGCCGCCAGCCAGCAGCAGCTGAAGACCATTGACAAGGAGGACAAGAAGGCCGCCCGCACGGAGCTGCGTGAGGAGTGGGGCAGCGAGTACGATGCCCGTATTGCCGTGATTGAGCGCTTCATCAAGGATGACGAGGCTCTGCCAGAGGGCGCTGCCAAGCTCCTATGGGAGGCTCGCGGTCCTGACGGCCACAAGCTGGTGTACAACACCGACATCATGAAGCTGCTCGCCAACGCTGCGCAGGACAAGTACGGCGAGGGCGCCTTCATCTCCGGCGACGCCAAGGCTGCGATCGCGGACGAGGAGGAGAAGCTGGTCAACCTGATGAAGACCAACTTCGATGAGTACATCAGGACTGGCTCGGACAAGAAACTGATGGCGCTTCGTGCACGCAAGTCCGGCAAGGGGAAGAGGGCGGCTTAGCCCTCACCCCAGTTCTGCGTACCTTTTCTCTTAGGCAATATGCCCGTCGGTGTCGCGGCCACCCTCGCTCAGCGAGCCCCGCAATCCACATCGACGCTTCTACCCTCTGCCAATGACAAGCCCCGTTAACGGCTAAGCGGCCCCGCTCCGGCGGCCACCCCGCATACCCCGAACACACGGCCACCCTTCGTCTGACGGCGACAAACCCCAATCCCAACCATCATCGTCACACGAAAGGACTCCCGCTATGGGTAATCCCGTAGTGCCTGTCGAGCAGTTCCGTGAAGAGTATGTCGCCTCCTTCGAGCAGGATTACTCCATGCTCAAGATCGGCTGCATTCGCGAGACGCTCATCAAGGGCAACACTGCTACCTTCCTCGTCGCCGGATCCGGTGGCGAGACTGCCGTCACCCGTGGCTCGAACGGCTACATCCCGTTCAAGTCGCCCAGCAACACGCAGGTCTCCGTCACCCTGAACGAGCGTCATGCCCCGTTCGAGATGACGGGCTTCGACGTGTTCGCCAACCAGGGCGACCAGCGCATGATCCTGATGAAGTCGAGCCAGGCGGTCATGCACCGCGACATCGACCAGGCCATCATCGATCAGCTGGACACGGCCACTGTCACCACGGGCTCGGCCGCCACTGCCGGCGCCGACATGGTCATCAAGGCTCGCACCAAGCTTGCGAACGCCGAGGTGAACATCACCGAGGAGGACAACATGTTCGCGGTCATCACGGCCGCGTTCGAGGGCTACCTCATGCAGATGTCCGAGTTCTCCTCGGCCGACTACGTCGAGGTGAAGCCTTGGGCTGGTCCGGCCAAGCGCATGCGTCGTTGGATGGGCGTGAACTGGATGGTTCATCCCAACCTGACCGGCGTCGGGACCAGCTCGGAGAGCTGCTACATGTGGCACAAGAATGCCATCGGCCACGCCGCCAACTCCGCTGAGATGAAGGTCGATGCGGACTACGAGCGCAAGCAGCAGATCAGCTGGACCAATGCCACTCTCTTCCATGGTGCCAAGATTCTCCAGAACTCTGGCATCGTGAAGATGGTCCACGATGGAAGCGCGTATTCTTAAGGAGCACACGGACAATGGCATATAGCTCGACCAATCCGCCCATGCTGACTGTCCCGCGCATCGCGGGCGGCTATGGGATCTGGCAGTACGTTGGCGTTGATACCAACGCCGCCGTCGCTGCCAGCAACTTCATCACCAATGGCTACGCCCTCGGGATGAAGGTCGGCGATGGGTTCCTCAGCATCAACCTGTCGACCGCTGGCGTCTACGAGGGTCATGGCTGGGGCGCCGTCTCGGCGGTGAATGCCTCGTCTGCCGCGACGATCACCTTCGTGTCGTCCAGCACCTAACGGTGTTCGCAAGGATTGGAAAGGGCGGGCTTCGGCTCGCCCTTTCTCTTTGAGTGCAAGCGTCAGTGCTTCGCGTATTTCGGGAAAGGAACCCACATGAGACAGCTCAACGTAAAGAAAGCCCGCCAGCTCCAGGACTACGCCCACAACAGGTTCTTCGTGGACCTCGACCAGGGCGACGAGTACCGGCATCTCTTCATGCCCTCGTTCTGGGCGATGCACGGCGGCAAGTTCCAGAAGAATGACTGGATCAGGGTACGCGCCCACGACGGGCGCTTCGATGTCCTGCTGACGGTCGAAGAGATCGTTACAGGCGGCCTCGTGATGAAGCGTTGGCCGATCGAGCCATCGGCAGAAGAGTTGGCTGCGGCCAAGGAAGTCGGCAAGGCCACCCGTGAAGTCGAGTTCGCCAACGATGGCAAGCCGACGGCGCGCGTGGATCACACGGCCGTCACCGGCTGGCGTGTGATCGGGGTCGAAGGCAGCGAAATCTCGCAGGGCCACAAGGACGAGGCGGCAGCCAAGAAGGCGTTGGCCGACTACCTCAAGACCATCCACTACGTGATGCCGTCCGAGGCGGATCAGGCCGCAGAACTCGACAGGCACGCCAAGCTTGTGGCTGCGCGTGAAGCGGCGGCTCAGGTGAGGCGTGAAACCCGCCGGGCGGTACGAGGATAAGAGGGTACGACGTTGGCAACCAAACTCGGCATTTTTCGGTCTGTCCACCTCCTGGTTAAGCAGAACCCCGTCGGTATGACGGTGAGTGATGATGACCAGCTGGTGAACACGATCAACCTCGCCTACGACGCGGCGATCGCCCATCTGCTCGAACAGGGGCTCTGGAACTTCGCCACGCGCACGGTCCAGGCGGAGGCGTCTGACGACATCTCGTCCCAGTTTGGTTTCAACTTCGTCTTCGAGAAACCTGCTGACTACGCTGGCCGGCTGGTAGCGCTATCGGCCAACGAATACTTCCGCCCGCCGCTCCAGCACTACCACGAGGACGGCGGGCTGGAAGGCTACTTCTTCGCGGACAATGACCCTCTCTACATCCGCTACATCTCCAACAGCTCTGACTACGGGCTGAACCTCGGAGCGTGGCCGGCGTCGTTCACGCGGGCGGTCGAGTACGAGATCGCTTATCGGGTTGCTCCGCACATCACCAACATGAGTGCGGCGGAGAAGGAGGAGTTGCGCAAGGAGAAGGTTCGAGCCTTGCGCGATGCCCGGTCCAAGGA